CAGACTGTTGCCATTCTCCCCAGAAGGTGGTAGTCCATTCAAGAAAGTTTTTATGCATACCGTTAAGGTAAATAAGGAGGTTTCACCTAGTGGGTGGAAGACTTTCGTGTGCCCTACACACAACAAGAAAGATGGCTCTGTAATGGGCGATAAATGTCCATTCTGTGAGACATCTGCAAAGGCACGTGAACTTAAGTCTAAGTCACTTGATGAGCCTACAAAGAAGAAGTACGGTGATGTTGAATTCCTTAATCGTGTTAAGGAAATGTGGATTGTGCGCTGTATCGAGCGTGACCACGAGGAAGATGGAGTTAAGTTTTGGCTCTTCAACAGCTCAAAGAAGAAGGACGGAGTTTATGACAAGATTATGAACTTGGCAAAGATTCGTTCTGAGGCAGCAGCAAAGAAGGGAAATACCTACAGCATCTTCGACCTTAATAATGGACTTGATTTGGTTGTAACCCTCTCAAGAACCTCAGACAATAAGACAGCAGTTCAGATTATTGATGCTGGTCTTCCTTCACCACTTTCAGAGGATTTCGACCTTGGCGAGAAGTGGATTCACGACAGCAAGAAGTGGGATGAGGTATACACCGTTAAGCCTTATGAATACATGGCAATCATCGCAATGGGTGGTGTTCCAGTATTTAGCAAGGAAGAGAATAAGTATGTTGACAAGGAAGAGCTTGACAAACTTAAGGAGGAAGCTGAGAAGCAGAGAATCGATGAAGCTCTAACAGAACCAACAAAGGATTTCTCTGATATTGCAGAATCTAGTGGTGTAAACATAATCGATGGTAATGACGTTAAAGATGATGACGATGAGGACTTGCCTTTTTGATTATGGAAAGTAAGAAATGTTTTAAATGTGGTAGAGTTCTACCTTTAACCGAGTTTTATAAACACCCTAAAACTGCTGATGGGTATCTCAATAAATGTAAAGAATGTACAAAAAAAGATGTTCAAAACAATTACAGTAAAAAATCGAAAGATATAGATTGGGTTAAAAACGAAAGGATTAGAGGTAGAAATAAATATGAAAGGTTATATAAACCTGATTATTTACGTAATTCGTTCAAGTTTGATAAACCTTATGAAAGAATTATATCCAATTATAACGCAAATAGAGATTTAAAAAATCGAGGATATAATACAGATGGAAAAGAAGCACATCATTGGAATTATAATGAACCGAAACAAGTATTTTTGTTAACAACTGAAGCACACCATAAAATACATCAATTTATTGTAGTTAATTATGATGATGGGTTTTGCTATACATTGAATGGTAACAAACTTGACACAATTGCTGAAACAATAACCTATTACAAACAGATTTTAGATAGATTTAGAATAAATGAAGATTTAACACTAATAGATTACAATTGAATGTTATGAAATATTCTTATTATTTTAAAAGTGATAGTGGCGATTCAATGCACATAATATCAGAGAACCACTATAAAACAGCAGCAGAATTCATGAAGAATGAATTTCAAGGAGAATATGAAGCATGGAAAGATGAAGAGTACGAGGATGATGAGATTCCTTATGCTGAATTTTCGTGTAAAGAAATTAAGTAGGCAATGTTGCGATTAATATGAACAAACTATTTTATTACTATGGCTCAATGGCTTCAGCTAAAACACTGAGGCTATTGAGCACAGCTTACAACTTTGAAGAGAAGGGTGTACAAATAATGGTACTTAAACCATCTTTGGATACAAGGGACGGTGAAGGAGTTATTCGTTCACGTGCTGGTCTTGAGCGTAAGTGCATCATGATTGACAATGAGATTAACTTATACAAGGCTATTAAGGCATATAAGAACGTATTGGATGCACAGTTAGAGACTCTTAAGTGGGTTATAATCGATGAGTGTCAATTCCTTACCGAAGAACAAGTAGACCAACTCTCAGATGTTGTAGACTTCTTAAGGATTAATGTAATGTGCTTTGGACTCAGAACAGATTTCCAATCTAAGTTATTTCCAGGTTCTAAGAGATTATTTGAGCTTGCAGATGATATAGAAGAGATTAAGTCAACTTGCGAGTGTGGAGATAGAAAGACCTCAATCAATGCTAGATTCGATGAGAATGGCGAGATTATAATTGAGGGTAGCCAAGTGGAGATTGGTGGTAATGAGAAATACAGAGCCATTTGCAGAAAATGTTGGAAAGACAAAGTTAGAGACAAACTTTTAAAGGAAAAAGAAAATGAGACTAACACGCTGTTATAAGAGAGGAGAAAAAGTTAGCTTCAAATGGTATGATAACTGGAGGGATGAATTTTTCAAACCAAATAATTTCAGAATCATAAGTGGAATAGTTGATGATGATAACGATATGGATAACATCTTTAGTTCAATAATTATCAATAACCATGATGAAGGAAAACTTTATGCAGTTCCAAGAAATAATATTTTATAAATAGATTAAGTTATGAAGCAACCAATTAAGAAAAAGGATTTTAAAAAGCCTAGTATTGATAGTATTAAGGAGAAAATGAATCTAACTGTTAAGTCTTCAGCAGACCTAGTTAAGTCAGCAGCAGATAAACCAATAGATTTTATTCCGCTTCCACAAGCATTTGCAGATGCAATCAAGCTTCCAGGAATACCAAAGGGTTATCTTAGTATTGTAACTGGATGGTCAAATACAGGTAAGTCAACCATTAAGAACTGTCTTATCGCAAGTTGTATCAACAATGGTATTATACCAGTTATCTATGAAACTGAGAATAACTTCGACTTCCAATATGCAATCGATTGTGGTATGAAAGCAACACCAGTTTACGGTGATGTTGAAGTTGAACACATTGATACTGAAACTGGAGAAATTACATACACAACTGAGAATAGAATTATCGACTACAAGGGAGATTTCTTCTACTTCGATAATAAGATTCTAGCAGAGGCATATGGTGATAATGACTATGCAACTGGTAAGAAGCTTAAGGTTAAGCGTAAGCAAGCTGTTCTTGAGGATATTGCTTTCTCAATCAACACATTCCTTGATGCACAAGATGATGGTACAATCCAACAGCCATTGTGTTTTATTTGGGACTCAATCGGTTCTATTCAGTCATTGAGGTCTTACGAGAGTAAGAGTGGTAATAACATGTTCGATGCAGGTGCTATCTCACAAGCATTCAACAATATTATCAATGACAGAATTCCATCTTCAAAGAAGGTGAGTGAGCCATATACAAACACATTCTTCTGTGTTAACAAGATTTGGAATGACTCAATGAATTCAATGGGTGGTGTACCTTCAATTGAGCTTAAGGGTGGTAAGACCATGTTCTATGGTGCTAGATTGATTATCCACCTTGGAGGTATGGGTAAGTCAGCTACAAAGAAGCTTACAGCAACCGCAAAGGGTGAGACTTACAACTATGGTATCACTACCAAGGTAAGAACCACAAAGAATCAGCTCCCAACACCTTGGAATATTACTTACGAAGGTGAAATGTCATGTGTACATAATGGTTTGATTAATCCAGATAAGTTGGATGAATATAAGAAGACCTATGTAAAGAATATTCTTGCAAAGCTTGAAGAGACAAGTGGTAAGAAGCTTGACATTACAGAAAATGATGTTCAGTTCGCTGAAGAAGAATCTGATGAGTAATGACATTCGAGTATACTATTTATAAACCTTCTCCAATTATTGACCATATCATTACAAATGTTAGACATGATGAAGCTAATGATACACTTGTGATAGAATATAGCAATGGAGAATCAATAAGGCTTGATTTAACAGATTTAATTGGATATGAAGCTTGAACATGTGATAAAGAAAGTCTATGAACCTATGCGTGGTGGTGGATGGCAAGTTACCTTTACACCTCCGCAATGGCTCTTAGATTGGTGGGAAGACAGAGAGAATGGGGAACATAAGGCATTTACTGAAACCGTAGAATACATATGAGTTTAGAAACTGTAGATAGATTATTCGAAGACGATTGGTGGGAATGGTTCGTGGTACATGACCGATATTAGATAAAGAATGGGGGAGAAAGCAATTTCTCCCTTATTTTTTTGGGATTTTAACATTTTTTTTATATCTTTGCAAAAAGTGTTAAAGTATGTTGCGTAAATATGAGGGGGAATTGTTCAGAAAGTTTGCTTTAAAACTTAAGAGGGATAAACTTTGGCAGAGGTTTATTATCACTGAATATTATTTCAGATTTTACACCAATCCCAATAATAATTTGTTAGAAATATACAACTATATTAAGGACGAAAATAAAGATAATATAGTGCCCTTACAATGGTTTGTTGCAAAAGAAAAGGGGCGTTATGGTTCATACTTGGATTCCATGTTGGTTTCCAATGATGATAATTTTATACTGTTAAAAGATTTTTATAAACATTATAAAGTATAAGTTATGACAGACGAGCAAAGAGAAAAAAACCTAGAGCTTTATGTTAAAAAGCTAGGAAAACTTGGTATTGATACAAGTACCTTGATTGAAAAGTATGGAGAACTATTGAAGAAAGGTTCTTTCACACAAGCAAATGATTTTGGAAACGCTTATGACGGTTCATTGCTTGAGATTATTTTAAAGGTTGTTACACCTTATGCAGTGAAATTGAATGAGTTGCTTCCAGAGGATAGAAGGGTTGATAAACCTACTCTCGTAAAGGTATGTCTTCTTCACCAAATCGCAAAGGCAGTTAGATTGATTCCTAATGATAACCAATGGGAGGTTGAGAAGCGTGGCTTTGTTTACAAATACGACAATAACTTACCTTCAATTAGAACTGGTCTACACTCCGTTTCAATGTGCTTTGAGTGTGGTATACCTTTGACAACTGAAGAGATTGAGGCAATGACAGTTAATGATAGAGACCTATCAGATGACCAAGCACGTTGGCATTCAAGTATCATGGC